TTAGCTTACATATATATTATAACATATTATGAGCTAAATTACAAATGGACATTGTAATATTTTTCAAATTATTTTTTGTTAGGTTGAGTCATTCTTAGGATGTCCTCAGCCTGTGCATCGACTACGCCATTTACGGCGTCAAAGAGTGCAACACGCTCTGCATCTATGTCAATTCCCTCTACATCAGGAATTGCTCTTTTCTCTACATATTCGACAGTATAAAAGTTATCTCTAACCTTTATAGCCACTCTGCTTGTGGCACTGATTTCGGTTACAACTGCTTTTGAAACATATTCTGCCATAATTATCCTCCTTATTTCTTCTTACTCATCGCAACTGCTACAATTACAAGACCTATTGCACCTACAACGAGGCCTGTCACCACGCCGAGAATAAATACAGCGCCTGCTGAAAATGTTACTGTGTACATATCATTCTCCTTTTTTAGCTTTTGTTTTGGATAGTCTTAATTGGACGGTCTCTGTAGTCATTCTACAACTTTCGAGTTGGCGAGCCAAATCTTCGGAAGGCATATTGTTGTAGAGATATGCTTCAAGAGCATCCATATCTACATACTCTCTGGTCTTGACTGCTACATCAATTCCATTCTGTTTGAGCACCTCGAGAAGTTTTGCCTCATTCATACTCTCTTTGGTCGCCACAATTCTCTTTACAGTGTAGCCACCTGTAGAGTATTCGTTCTCGCCAAGTTCTACAAGAGCCGATTTAATCTGCTCATTTTCCTCTTTGCAGAGCTTGGTGTAGCTGTCCAACTCCTGCTTGTTTAGAGCATATATAGGAATAAGCTCTTCGAGGGACTCATTGGGGGTTCTTGACGGTTCTTCTGTTTGTAACGCAATTCTTGACATTTTTAATCCTCCTTTTGTCTTGTATGTTTTTGTGTTACATCTCCAAGAACGCCGTTTCTTCCGTGAGGAATAGCGTTCTTAAATTCAGTTATAGCCCAGATGTCGCTCTTTTTCCAATAGCGTTTCTGTCTCTCTCCGCTCTGCGTGTAGTCTGGGAGCATCTTCGCAAGCGGATGTTCGGGGTGGAGTCTCTTCCATCTGTACCAGTTGTTAATCGTCTGTGTGGACGAATTTACGAGGAGTGCTACTTCCTCAATTCTTAATAGTCTTTCACTCATAACTATTCTCCTTTATATTTTTTATTTTAGCTCAATAAGAAGTTAAGCATTTCGGTTTTATTGCCTACTACTTTGCCATCTATAATTGCATCTGCAATCATTCCTTTTTTCTCCACAATTTCGTGTATTCTCTCATCTATGGTATTCTTACACATTATGGTATAAATTGTAATGTTCGACTTCGTGCCTATACGGTGACATCTGTCTATCGCCTGTTGTTTATTCGCCATCGTCCACGGCTCATCCATAAAGACTACAACTGTGCCCGCAGTTAGTGTTAAGCCCGTGCCCATAGCACCAATTGTGCCGAGAATGAAGTTACACTCTGGATTGTTTTGAAAGTGGTTTACATTTACTTGGCGAGATACATCATCAGTTTCGCCAGTAATGATTACACCTTTGTAATTCTTACTTAACTTATTATAGATTGGATTAGTCATCTGTGTCCAGTTGCTAAATATTACGACTTTGCGGTTATTTGCTACGGACTCCTCAACGATTTCTTCCAATCTGTCAATCTTTGCGGACTCTAAAATTGTAGACGAAAGTATGCCTGTGTAACCAGTTGCTTGCCTCATTCTTATAAGCTCTGCAAGAGGGTTATTGGCCATCTTAATCTTGTCGATATTCGCCTTAATGTCGGCAGATACTTCTTTGTAAATCTGTTCCTGCTTCGCCGTCATATCTACATACTCATCTATGTAGACCTTTTCTGGCAAGTCAAGCACTTCGTCCTTAAGTCTGCGTAACATTATAGAGTCAACTCTCTCCTGCAATTCGGGCATATTCTTGTAGCCTACAACATCATAGCCACCGTAGCCACCCATTATGCAGTAGTGATTTTTAAATTGATAGAAGGCGTGTTTCTCATAGCCAAGCCAGCGGAGAATTATGAATAAGTCAAGGGGCGTATTCATAAGTGGTGTACCGGACATAGCAATACGAACTTCGGGCTGGGCTTTCAGTATGCCCTTGCCTTGCTGACTGCTTGGATTTTTACACTTATGTATCTCGTCAATAGCAACCATACTGATTATGCCCTTTTTGCAATAGTCACTTATCACAGCCGCAATATCAGCGTCCCTCAAACTCTCTACATTGGTAATAATGAAATAATCTTTTATGTTAGCAAGATTTTTCAGGTCCTCTAATTTATCTTTTGTAGAGCCTATATAAGTCTTGCCTGTTCTACGCTTACGCTGACCCAATATCCATCCGCTTTCGTTTGAGTGTGTTCTAATCTCGTTCTGCCAGTTCCACTTCAATCCGTTTACGCCACAGATTATTAGACAACGCCTTGCTCCTTCTAACTTCTTCGCCACTGCAATATCAATGACTTGCTTTGTCTTGCCCAAGCCCTGCTCGTCACCGAGTAGCCACTTGTCGTGAGTAAGCCCGAAGTTAAGTCCGTCAATTTGGTGGTCATACGGCTTCGTCTTGAACTGAAATTCTGTGGGAACATTTGCGACCTTCTTGACTTCAACATATGCTGAAAAATCTCCTGTAATATTTACAGTGTGCTTTTTGAAGCCGGGCAAAAGCTCATTCAATTTTTTAGCTGGCACTTCCCAAGTTTTGTTATCTTTGTCCCAATATCTTTCGGACTGACTGCGTATCAACTCAACAAGAGCAGTATCATAAGGAAAAGATAAGAATATTGAATAATCGCCGTTGCACTTATTGGATTTCGCAATCTTAACATCAATCATTTTTCTAACCTCTCATATCGTTTTTGTGTGAGTATCTTTTCAACTCTGTAAATATTATACTACATAATTCTCGATTTGTCAATAGGGATTTTAAAAATATTTTATAAATGTTTTTCTATAAGGACATTAGCTCAAATTCTGTCTGTATTGAGAGGGAGGTCAAGCACTACTATTTACTTACGCACTACGCAAACGAAGCCGGTGAGCAAGCCTCCACTGCGCCAGAGTGTGATTTTCGTATATTATATAATAATGAAGAAAAAAAATTCGGGCCCACTAAAAAGTGAGCCCAAAAGTTGTTAAACTTCTTGAATTGTATATGTAATCTTCATCGTCTGGGTAGGCGCTTTGACAATAGGTGTTGCAAGGTTGTTTACAGTAGCCAGATAGTGTGCCATATACAAAAAATACTCTGGAGTGTTAGTTACAACGCCGTTGAATGATACATAGCATAGCATAGGATGGTTTATTACGGGAGTATACGCCGGAGGATAGTTGTAGTTGCCAGAGTATGTGTCAAGAATATCTACTCCACAGAATGTTGTATTTTCATCACTCGGAGCTGAAACACAATCAGTTACTTGTAAACCGCCTATGCCCTGCGTATCATTATAGTATGTCTGCCAGAACAAACGACCGTCTGCCGCGTACAATGACTTAGGCGGACCATAAGTTGAACTTGATGATGTTAGCATTCCGTGAGTTGTTACGGTATTGTCATCGAGAGATATGCCTACAACTATATACTTATAGGCACTTCTTCCGTTGATTGTTACTGAGGATGAAGTTGTCGATAAATACACTTTTCCTCTATACACACAGGTTGCTCCTGCAACAAGACTTGATGTGTGTAGATTTGTCAAGGTCTTCTGTGTCACAGTAGTTTCTCCATTACGAATACTCGTGACAGTAAATTGTGAGCCTACTGTAATATAATTAGAGGATCCAGTTGAGGGCATCGAAACAATATGTAGAGTATTTGTTTCGGTGTCAAAGTTGAACGAGTTGTAGTAGTCGGATGATGTGTTTACGCGAAGTGGTGTAGTAAGCGTTATCGTCACGGGTTCTCCTACAATCACATTATTGTTACCGAACATTGAATAGTGCTTCAATCCGGCAGTACGCTTTAGCATAATAATTGTTGTCGCATTAGGCACCTTAAAGTAGTATGCCAAATCATTATCCACATCTATGGCGTATAGATGTTCTGTTGTGTCACTGAAACTGCGGATATACGAAAATCTATCTGCACCGCGGAGAAGTTTTACAGTAGGAGTTGCATATATAGATTGTCCAAGTTTTGCGACGGACCTTGCACTCACATCTCCTGCATACACACCATAACCTCCCGTGCGATGTGTTAAGCACACGGAGCCTATAGTGCCGTTTGCCTGTGCCTGTGTAAAGTTATACACAAACTTCGCGGTTTTATCAGTGTCCGAAAATAAACTCTCGTTGGCGTCATAACTTCCTGCATACTTACTGCCCTGTGTACTTGCGATGTTGTATCTTGCACATCCTACAAGTTTTACAGTGTCGGGCGCATACACTGGAAGAGGGTCTCCTTCTATTCTTCCATCAAACAGAAGAAGTCCTCCTAACAAACTTGAATACGCAGGAATGTTTGCGGCCAGTTTTGTCACATCTGTGAGATGGCCGAGTACTGGGTTGAACAGTTCCTGTAATGCGCCCGTTATGGTGTTGTGCTTTTCAATTACCTGCGTTTCGCCAGTATTAACATCGGTCAATTCAATTTTAGTTGTACCTTTTAACATAATTGTAATCTCCTTATAAAAATTAAGTTATGGCTTCTACGGACTCGTCAATACCAGCAATAGTTATATTGCCGAAATCCGGAGCAATCAATCCAAACGCATCAGTTGCGGTTGAAGGAGTAGGAGTATTTTCTTCGGTACTTATCGTTTCAACGATATTGCCAACATTAGCTGTAAATGTACCAGATTTAATGGTGCTAAAGACCTCCTCAATCTTAATGGTACCATCCCAAGGCAAGTTACCCGCACTCGAACCTTTACTGATTATAGTGGCGTTTACCTGATTTTCTCCTATATTTATGTGTCCGTGTTTCGCAGTGATGAAAACCTTGAATGTACTAACTGCACCAGCCTGTCTGCCTCCTATAGAAAAGAACATAAGGTTCATCAGATGCTTTCCATCTTCGGAGTATGTTTCTGTAGGCTTGTTAGACAGTATCGTGGCACCGTTCCACTCAAAATATGACTCAACTACAACAGGCACATTTTCGGTTCGTGTTATCTCACACTCTTCTCCATTGAGGATAATCTTCTCGTGGACTTCTCGTGTCTCTGTGCTGAAGGACTCAAGGTTTACAGTGGCGAGAAATACGAGGTTAGATGTCTTAGGCATATTTATTGCAATATTGATTATGGGGGTTACAACACTCTCAATTATATATGCCTCTTTATTGGTGTGTGAATAGCTTATTAGGTCATCTGTGATGATTTCATCCTTTATTGAGTCTGTTTTCTTTTCGAGGGATAGATATTCCGCAGATACGCTACGGCTGGAATCCTGTAAATACTCATCTCCTTTGGCCCCGATTTCCTGGTCAATGAGTAATGTACCGGATAAAGTGTTCTGCAATACCACACTTCGTACATCGCCGATTTGTATGTAATCACCTAACTTAATATCCAAATTTGACACAATCATCTCAACAGTACACGGAGTATATGAAATTTGACTTATATTAGCCAGGTAATTAAGTACAAAGTTTGTAGCATCTATAGATGTTGCGG